ACCGGCATGGAGTATTCCGGCACAGAGTACGGATAGTCAATCCAGACCGCCGTGTAGTCGGTCAGTATCTTGTCACCGAAAATGCGGTATTCCTTGCGCGGGAAGTCTCCCGGTGATGCGCTGGTAAAGAGCGCCCGTGGCGGTCCGATCTTGTCACCAGGCATTGCGTATTCGTAGGCGTATTCAGTTGCTGGCGTGGTCACCAATTGGGCCAGAGCAACCTTCTTGAAGCTGAAGGACCAAGGATAGATCAGCAGCGCTTGGTCGCGGATGTCGCTGTACAGCCGGTCGCAGGTATTGGCCTCGTCCGTTCCTTCATTGAACGAAGAGATCGGCTTTGCGCCGAGCATGATCAGCGCATCAGAACAGATCGAAAGGGCTGAATCACCTGCTGCCATTTGGCGCTCCCAGTACTTGTCTTGTCCATCCGCTCATTGAACGAATGTTGGTAGCTAACCCAGCAGAAATGTCTTTTTGAATTGCAGCATGCCATTCATCAAGATTTGATTTGCTTTTCCACGGAGCGCCACGCGGATTTGATGCACCAACCTTTGAGGCATCATGTTTAACTTGAGTATCGAAAAACTGCTCATCATCAGAAACCAGGTCAATTGGGCATCCACAAAGGATCACCTCATCATAACCAAGCAGGCTTGCGATACGCGCCGCTCCCCAGCCGGAAGTACCACGGACACCAGCAAGACACGGCCAAACACAATCAATCGACTTCAGATCATCAGGCTTGATACTTGACTTGTACGGAGTGTGAATAACAACCTCGTCACCCCATTTTTCTCGGTGCAGTTTTTTCATCCTGACAGCATGTTCTGGATGATGCGTCACAGCATGTTTTGCCTTAACGATAGACACCGAAAACTTTACAGCAATCACATCAGCGTTCGGCCTGATTTGCAATGCATAAGACAGGTCAGACGAAACGCAAGTGGCAGAGCCGACAACAAGGACGGCCCTGCCACCCCACTGCATTAGTCCGTATCCGTTGCAGTCACAGTCACGCCGTCAGTAATGTCAACAACAGTACCGCTGTTGGCATTAACATAGGCGGTAGACATCACCGGAGTGCCGCCCGTTGCCGAGTAGCAGAAGATCAGATCGCCAACCTTGAGGATGGAAGCAATGCTATTGAAATACCCCGAAGCGCGGATGACCGACTGGGCATCAGTGCTGCTGTAGGTATAGATAGCCGGTGCATTGCCAGCCTTCGATTGACCACCAATGGCATTGAAGCCAGCTGCGGAAAAAGCCATGATTATTGCTCCTTACTCTCAGGTTTCGCGGCAGGTGAGTTGGACGATACCCTCGGCATCGATGGCAATCGCACCCGCCGAGAATACTTCGTTGACCAGCCAGCTGGTCTTCTCAGGGATGTAATTGATCTCGGTACGCATGCTGATGCCTTCCGCATAGCCAACGGCCATTTGGTGGAAAGCAAAGCAGGTGCGGTCCAGAGAGCCGTCGATAGCCAGGCCACCCTCGGAACGATCACCCAGCGTGTGGAAGGTGAAGCCCAGGAACGAATTGATATCGCCCTGCACCAGCGCCTTCACGCTGTTGAAATCGCTGGAAGTGACGGAGGTTTCCGACAGCAGCGAAGCCAGACCGTTGCCGTGGATGACGATGTGACGGCCTTCCGGCGGCACATTGTTCTTGTCCATCAGGCGCTTGGCCTCGCGCAGCTTTGCCACATTGAGGTTGCTGTCCGTGCCGCCAATGTCATTGCTGACAGTCAGCGAGGTAGACGAAGCAGCCAGCGCATCCAGAATCATCTGGTCTTGACGGCGGCCCATCGCGGAAGCAACAACTTGCACCAGTTCCTGGCGCTCGTCGAAGTTCACCTTGGCTTGGTTGAAAATGTCGCTGTATTCTGCGGCGTTGTAGTCGGTCAGGGTACAGGTGACGGTGGAGAAAGAGACATTCAGCGGAGTGACATCGGTCTGCGGAACGCGAACCGTTGCAACGCCCTTGCCCACTTTCGGGAACTTCACAGTGCTGCCTTCAACCCCTCGACGCTGGCGAACCGCCGGAACCAGCATGGCCTTACCTTGGTAAGCCTGCTTGACTTCCGCATCGAAGAGGGTAACGAAGGCGTTCGAGAGAGACACGCTCATGGTATTACCTCATTCAAAAATTTAGGATTGGGTTCTCGCGCCGGTATGCCAAGAATCTGGGCCGAATGCTTGTTGGTTACGCCAACCACACGACAGCGCCTGCTGTGGGAAGGGCCGGAAATCCGGTATGCCTTGGCCTGGATGATACACACTGTTTTTGGAAAAGCAAGCACTAACTTAAAAAAAAACCCCCGGTGGGAGCCGGGGGAAAGGTGGCGGCGAAGAAACTGACAAATAGCTTACTGGAAGCTGGCGGCGAACATCCGCTCCACTTTCTGCCGGAAGGCCGGATCGGACTTGTACTTGGGATCGGCAACCATTTGGTATAGCTCTTCCTTGCTGGGCGCGCCGGAGGGTGGCAGTGAGTTGGTGGGGATTCTAGTCCCCTCGTAGGCTTCGCGCAACTTCATCAGCGCTTTAATGCCGTTTGCCGTCCCACCCATGACCTTGAATTCCTCAAAGTCATCTTTGCCCCAAATTCCCTTGCGAACCAACCCTGATGCCCAGTCAACCATCCCTTTGACAACCGCATCCGCGTTCGGGCCAAGAGCAGCTTTTTCCTGTTGGAGCGATTTAACCTGGGCCTCAACTTGACCAGCCCCCATCTTGACCACTTCCCCAACAAGGTCATCTAGCGCCCCTTGGCTGAGTCCATATTTTTGCGCCCAGCCCATGACATGACTGCGGAGAGGATCGTCTTCAGGGATAGCACCGAAGGCGCTGGTGTCGTACTTTCCATCGGCTGGGGCTTTGTGCTTGCCTTGGCTGATTTGCTTGCGGAGGTCGCTCCAGCTTTTGGCGATGCCCTCGAGGTCCGGCTCGCTGGTGTCTTTCTTCCAGAAGTTTTCCGGCCAGAAGTCCGGTCTTTCGAGAGGCTCTTCATCGGTAGACGGCTCCTCTGCCTTGTGTGCGATGACAACATTTTGGGTATCCGGCTGGGCCGCGCTGTCATCAGTTACCTGCGCTGAATCGAGTAGGCCAACTTCACTGCCAGACGGCTCAGTGCTGCTAGGCTCGTTTCCTTGCGTTTCCATTAAGTGTTCCCTTGGTTAAGTGCTCTTTTGATCCGCGCTTCAATGTCCCGCACCACGCTGTTCTGGCCTTCACGGTAGAACGCATGCGCGGAATCGCTGCCAGGCACGGCTACCGGCTGCTCCAGGTAGACAGCACGAAGCCATTCGGCCAGCTTCTTGCCATCCTCGTTCGAGAAAACACGGAAGGTCAGGCGGTCCAGATCATCCCTGGCATCCGAAACAGTCCGTGCGTCCTTGGGTGCTGCGGCCTCTAAATCATCCCAGCCTGCCATCAGTCAGCACCTTGCATTTCTTCATCTGACGCAAAAGGAGATTGTCCTTGCTTGATTCGCATCACAGCATGGTCATAAGCTTTTTCAAGCAAACCTTTTGGCATTTCATCAAAAAATTTCTTTGACTCGATGTCAGCGTTCTTCAAATACTCAATTTCTTTTTTTGATAGCGTAGGAACGATCAATGGTATCTCGACTTCTTTTCCATTGATGCCGACACCAATTGAAACTTCTGTCATTACGGAGCCGTCTGGCCGCTTTATCTCGCCAAAATAGCCACGGCCTTTCTGAGTCTTATCAGCGCGCTCACCGTATCCGTAGTCCATTACGCCCCCATTGCTTGTTGCACTGCACCAGCCGCGGCCTCTGGATTGGCCTGCGCCGCCTGCTGCGCCATCTGCGCCATGTCATTCATGCGCTGCGCCCTCTCTGCTGGGCTGGTTCTGAGTCGCGCTGGGATACCAAGCTTCTCGCCCACATAGTCGAGCATTTCGCCAACCTTCAGCGACATCTGGCCTTCCGGACCAGCGCCCTGGGCGATCTGCGCGAATTGCAGTACCTTGTTGATCTCGTCCATCGACTGCGCCATTGCCAGCGGAGCCACCGGAGAAATGCGTACCTCAAGGCCATTGACCTTCAGCGGCAGATCAATCAGGCCGCGGTCATCCATGACTTCCAGCGTTTTGGAAACCAGCGGAATCATTGTCTCGTTGATCAACCGGCCAAAGGCGCTTCCCAGGTTCTGGGACAGTTCCTTCATGCGCTCGACAACCTCGGTCGCAGACCTGGCGCTCATGTTGTCAGGCGGCAGCGACTCATCCAGCAGCACTCGCTTGATCGACATCCGCAGATCATTGATCACGATCTGGCTGACATTGAAGTCACCAGCGCGCGGCAACGCCTTGAGCGCCTCGCCCTGCGGACCACCATTCCTGGCAACCGGGATGATTGCGCCGGGGATGATCTTGACCGTGTTCGGGTTCAGCACACCGTCATCCGCTGCCGTGTAGACACCGGATATTGCAAGGCTGGCATTCTTGAGCAGCAACTCCAGCGTCTTGTTCAGCGTCTTGATGTCAGGCAGCGCGGTGATGAGCGGTCCACGGCCATAGATTTCACCGGCCACTTTCATGTAGCGAGATACAACCCACGGGCTGTACGGCATCACCCGATAGACAACCTCGGTCTTGGTTTCCTTGTGAATGACATGGTAGCCATACTTGCCTGACTTGTAATCGAAGACCGTGGCCTCGATCAGTTCAACATCATCAGTAGGCTTTTCATTGATGCGCTTTTGCAACTCAGCATCGATCTGCGCGTCTTTCCATTGCTGCTGGATAGACTCGCCTTTGATTCGCATGCGCCGGTAGACATTGTCCACCTGGCCGTTAGCGCCCTCTTCAAAGGACACAAGGTATTGCGGCACTGGAACGAAGTTGATCGGATTGACATCATCACCAGGCTGCACAATCATCACTGCCGTGCCAACAGCCAGATCAAGCAGAAACTCGCCCATTGCAATGTCGAAGTTCGATTGCTTGAGCGTTGCAAACAGCTTCTCGGTGTAGACATCCAGAGCAGCCTGCGCCTCACTGCGGCGGTCATTGGGAATGTCCGGGCCAGGCTCCAGCCTGCACCACGCGCGCTGCGGCGGGAAGATGCCAGATTGCAGTCGGTTGGCAAAGCGCTGCGTCGAGTTGATGGCCGTCGAGTCAAACACCCGCGCCATCTTCTTGCTGCCACCAACCTTGCCTTCCCAGTAGCCGTCATACAGATTGCGCTGCGGCAGGGCAAACTCATACGCCTCGTCATACAGGTCGCGGAAATCGTCCTTTTTCCGCATGGCGATGTCATGCCGCTTGAGCAAGTCTTCCGGCGATAGTTTCGATTCAGCCATGATCAACTCTTTTCTTTCTGGTATTTGCGTAGCAAGCTTCGTCCCTTTGCAGCAAGTCTTGCTGCTGCATCTCTTGTGCGTGGTACTGGTTCACCCCATGCGTTTGCAGCCAGCGCCAATCTTGTCGGCTTTCCTTTATCGTTCACCAACGGCCCACTTGGGTTGGTGTAGAACCGTGTCAGGAAAGACCCTTTGCGCCTTGCTTTCTGTCCTGTCGGGCTTGACTCCTTGACACCAGGCTGAAGGTTCTTGCTCTCACCAGAGCGTTCAAACTTGCGCCTTCCGGCCTCGGTCAGTCCACCCTCTGGGTCTTTATACTTGCTCATTCGTACCACTCCAATTCAAGCAGCGCCGTATGAGATGTGCCATTGACATTGGTCAATCGGAACAGGTAATTGGTGAGCGGTGTCAGCACATATTCAAGACTTCCTGATGTGCCCCCAGCTGACTTCTTGCCTGTGCCACCAGTAATGAACTGTCTGTTGATCAGCGTCCCAAGTGATGTCACTGTTGGATCAGTTACCATCGCAACATTGCTGGTTGTGACGATGTTTCTGTTTCGGCGCACCGGCGTGAATGCAGTGCCACCAGTTGTGCTTGTGCCTTCATAAACGAAGAAGTCGCAATCGCCAGATGATTCCATTGCAATCGTCACATGCGGAACTGTTCCAGGCCCAGCAGCCAAGACAATGTCAGCACTTGATCCAGCCGCAAGCTTTGCAGAGTCTGGGTAAATGTTCCATGCAATGAATGCGCGGCCTTCATGCAAGCGCTGATGGTTGATGTCAACCATAATC